ACCAGCCATTTCTTCCATTGTTTGCATCAGAGATTGAATCTGGAAATCTGCATTTAATGCTGTAGCATCTAGCTTCATCATCTCTACATCACCATCTTCACCTACATCAATCTCAGCATTGGGGCCCCACTCAAAGTCTTCTACATCTCCACGTATTTTAAGAGGAGGATGGGCAATCATATCGAATACATCCGCTTTAAGATTCTCAAGGTGATCTATTCGATACTGCATACCGACGAGGTTATCAAGAGGCCCCATAGCATATAAATTATCAGGTCTTAATCGCCATCCAGCATGTAGTTTAGTTGAACCACGTAACCAACGAGGGTTCTTAATCTTACGGACTACGTAAGCTCTGTCTACTATTGTAATAATGTAGTCCTTCAGTAATTCACCAGAGTCTTCATCAAAAATAGTACCCTCAAACTCTATTAACTCTACTGTACCTGAACCGTAGTATTCTTGCAGTGAACCAAAACCATCGATTTCAATACCTTCGGCTTTAGCCCAATCAGCTACTTCATACTCAGCAAAAGTAGATCTTGTATCTAGCATTTGCTTAACTACATCTTGTTTCCATCCAGATGAATGTTGGGTTTCTGCTTCGTACTGTAATTCACCGAGAGATTTAACATAACGAGTGAATTTAGGAGTGTCTTTAAACCTAGCAGCAGCCGGATTAAAGACAATATCATAAGGGGAGATACGTAGCGCACGAGGGCCAATATATCCTTTTATTACTTCACCAGTTTCCTCATTATTCTGATCTTCATTAACGAACTCACAGTCTGAGAAAACATTCCCGTAATCGATGAAATCGTACAACATACGTGAAATAGTTTCTTTAAAACCTGACTCACGTAGTTTAGTTTTCATGTAGGCTTCTATTGTTGAAGCTTTATTAAGATCAGCACTTTCAAAATCAGCAGCTTCCCAACGTAACCAATCATCATTAGGAAATAGAGCAGCCATATAATTACTGTGTAAATTATCCCTTATCTGACATAACTTAGGTATAGTTGTAGAATTCTTCCAAGGCAACGAAGAATTAGAGGTAGTCCTAGTATCAGTAGCAAATACATAATTACGTTGTTCTTTGGTTTGCTCTATCCAGACCTGATGCTGATTATGTAGAGAACTATACTGGTTAACAATCTTGACTGCTAAGTCATGAGCACCGAGTACTTCGTTGAATTCTAAAACAGAGCCTGCCATTCAAATATCCTTAATATGCTACGCCGCCGAACCTGGCGTGAGTAATTATGTTAGTTTTCTTACTAGACCTGCCCTTAGAGTGGCTAGGTGGGTTAGATACATCTACAGCTGCACATAAAGCATCTTTTATATCATCATGTGGAGGATGCCTCATAGTCATCTCTTCTTCGAGTAATGAACAATTACCACCTCTGTAATGATAAACACCTAAGTTATCGTAACGAGGTTCAAGTGTTGCTGATATACGTTCTTCCTTATTACCTTCATTTCTAGAAGGACGGTACTCATCTACTTTCAAAGACAATCCTTGTTTCTTGATATGATTCTCTTTAATGTCTCTTACTATTGCTTGTTGGGCTACTGTGACCTCAGCTCTCATTTTCTTAAAACCCCACTTGTAATGCATATGGAGTATATGATCGAAGTACACAGAAATCTTATCTGTCTTGAATCTATCTATATCTAGAACAAATATATCGTTGTCTGAGTTAACACCTATAACAACTACAGCTGTGTAATCAGCTTTCTTTGATAAAGAGAAAGCGAAATCTATTGCTGCGAAAACATTCAACCTTTTATCTTTATAGAACCAGTAACCATTTTCTTCTACTAAGAACTTCTTATCGTAGTACTGGAACTTAGATACATCAATACGATTATTATCAGGATCATTAGGATTATTATAGTACTGAGACCTGTATTGAGTCTTGTCTATGTACTTAGCACGTTTCTTTGATAATATTTTAATATCAAAACCGTACCATTTTCCGTGTTGATTCTGCTGACGAGGCCACAGAAATTCACCTGTTCCGTCTCCTCTATCTTCTACCTGCATCTGCATTACTTCGTAGACCGGAACTGAATCTACTTGATCTCCATCTTCATTAAAGACTTCCTCTTCCATAGTCAGTAATGTAGCATAAAGATCTTTTGGATGGTATCTAGTACCGACAACCCACTCCTGCGCACCTGTGGAGTTTTCATCTGTGCCGGTGGACTCGATACTAGATAGCAAACTGTACTGGCCAGCAACTTTGTTACGGCCTTCTTCTGTGTACGCGTTCTCTTTAACAACAACATCATCTAGTACTGCAACCTGGAAATGTAGTCCAGTGATACCAGTAGTCAGTCCTGCTGTCTTAATAGTTGCGTCACGAACACCCTCTAGCTTACGTTGAGGGTGATCTATTTTAATCTCTGTTTCAGTCCACTTCTCTCGTTTACCTTCTTGTTCATGAACCATTTCTGGCCAGAATCTACGATAAACTTTAGAGGTTAGGATCTGTTTAATAAAATACAGCTGTTCTTCTGCTAGTCCTGAAGTTGCTGAAATATATAATATAGTCACAGCTGGGTTACGTGTAATCTCCCATGCTACACGATAAGCAATCATCGCAGACTTTTGATGATCACGAGGCATTAGTAATAGCTGATGGTCTCCACGATCTTCACGAGTCCACCAATTACATACATCTTCATGAACAGCACCTAGAACTCGATGAGGTGCTATTAATTTAATAAAAGTTAATAAATCATTCTCAGCAGCTTCTTTTGCTAGGATTATTTTATCTGAACTCAATTAATGTATCCCAATACGTTTGAAATCTTCTTCTAACTCTTTTTCCATATCGGACTGGATTTTTAATTCTTTCTTAACTTCGGTCTTAGAGGGTGCGCCAGCCTTACGCTTGTCCCAACCTCTCTCTGCTATATATTTAGCAGCAGCTGTTCCTTTAGACCCTTCATTACAAGATGTGTCAATTAAAGATCTTATAGCTCCAGATCTCACCTTAACCTCTAACTCATCTCTGTACTTCTGTATATAAGAGAAAATCTTTTTATTCTGTAATAGTCTTTTCCAGTGCTCCCATGAACCTAGTACTTGAATCGCTACTTCGTACTCAGATGGGTCAGCAATCTCTATGTAGAGTCTACGTAAGGATGGAAGAATCTCTCCTTTATACTCCCAGTCAACTTCTTTAAGAGTAAGTATAGGCGGTGTAGATGTACTACGAGTCTCTAAAAACAAACCTTGTGTTAGGTAAGCCCCTACGTGATCTACGAGTTGTTCTCTTTTAAACATCATATCTGGTTCTTAATCTAAATTAAATGGATCGTTAGGTATCGTATATCGCGCACTAATAAAGTGAATTACTGCTCCATCTACTTCTATTACATTTTTTGAGTAACAGTTATCGGGTAACATTATTTTGCTACCCAGCCAGTATTTCCAGTTCCGGTTTCTTTTATATATAGAACAGTTCCTGTGCCGCCATCCCTTCGCATATATGTAGATCCAACACCCGCAGTATGAACGCCCTCCGGACTTCCTGTACTCCATAAATCTCTAATATCATATAGAGCCTCTCTAATGTTCTGTGTATACCCTCCGTTAGAGTTAACAACAACCCTCACACCTATGGCCGCTCCTCCAGTGAACGAGGTTTTATAGGCTAATCCCGCATTATTAAACGTGTTTCCTACGATGGATATATATGAAAATGTTACCGCAGAACCACCAAACAATAAGACACCATCTTGTGTGAAATCGGTAGCGGTTACACCTGAAATAGCGCACTTATAACTTTCGTCAAGTATAATAGCTTTTGATGCAAGGCTATTGCCATCTAAATTTCCGCCGGTTATACTAAACTCTGTACAGTTTGCCATCTCGTAAGCGTAACCAGAAGAAATATTAATATTATTCCCAGAAAACGAGTGACCAACGCCGTCTTGGCATTTAATACCCCTTATCGTTCCCGTTGTTTTTAAATTGCTAACAGAGTTATCACTTATTATGTTATTGGTCGGTGTTGTGCTTAATATAATTCCGTTTGTCGTTACCCCGCCTCCATTGATAGTGTTAGATGAAACAACGCTGTCAGAACAAGATACAGCTAGCTCTATTCCATATGTTGAAGCCCCGTAGCATGTATTATTACTTATCGCCGTTGCTGATACTGTTGCTGCGGATATACCCATATAGCCGTTGTATGTTCGGTTGTTAGATATAACGCCGTTTTCTGATTGCCATACCTCTATACAAATAGCAGCAGTATCTGTCGGACTTACCGGCATAATAACGGTATTGTTTGACACGTTGGATCTTGGTAGATCAAATCCTGTCGCTGCCCTTACTTTTAAGCCGCCCTCACCAATACTTACACCTAAAGAAGATCTATCGACATAGCAGCCTGTAACTTCTAAATCTATAATATCTTGATTTACTGTAACCTCAACAAAAATACCTATATTATCAGAGTCGATTACCGTGCAGTCTTTTATCTTTAATCCGTCAGATCTATCCCCATATATCCCGTAATTTTTTACATCTGTTGCTGTCGCATTTAAAACTCGACAGTCGTCTACATTGGTAATAGATATACCATTGCCGCCCGTTTGATTTACTTTGTTACCGTCAATAGTAGGGTTGTTTATAATGACGTTGTTTGCCGTTACGGAGATAGATGTTGTGTTAGAATTGTTAATTAAAAATAATGATGCGCCATTGATAAAGTCAAATTTCTGGTTTGCTACATTGGCTGACAATCCAGTATGAGCATAAACACCGTCAGTAAATACTAATACATCATTTCCGCCGTCTCTTGCATTATGAATTGCTGTTGTGTTATCTGTTGAGCCGTCTGCAACAGCGCCAAACCACTCAACAAGTACACCACCGCTGTGATCACGAACAAACCCTATCGTTCCATCCCCGCCCGTAGGAATAAACTCTGTCCCACAATAAGACCCGCCATTGTCTGCGTAAGGTGCAGTAGCGTCATATCTAATTGTAAATTCGCCGCCATCGTCTGAGGTGATGAACATCTTCTTCCCATCATCAGCAGATGTTAGTGTCAATGCAACAGCAGCAGCTTTACTCGCTAGACGGGTGATATTAGGGTCAGTTATGCTCTCAACTTGAGCAGTTACAACTTGATTATATGTAGCAGCATGTTGTGGAAGAGTTCCATCAACAAGATTACTGATACGGTTAGAATTCATGTCTAGATCAGTAGACATAGTATTTGGTGTAGTTCCGTCTCTAGAAACTGTATTCTCAATAGCAGTCTCAATAAGAGCGAAGTTATTATTTAACTCAGTAGTACTTGCGTACTGGCCCTGTATATCTGTTAATGTTAATTTAGCCATATTTATTTAACTTCTCTTAATTGGTACAACGAACACACAGAACACAGACAGAATAACACCAAAGGGATCGCTTTATACATACAGCAGCCTGATTCATATCAGGGTGCTATTTCATCGAGTTCGATCTGATCTCTTTACTTGCCCAGCCTTCACCTTTAAAGTGAAAGGCACAGGAAGATTTATAATGTCGTTTAATTGAAGTATTTCCACACTTAGTACATAAAGTAGGGAAAGCCTCCTTCATACTTTGTTGATGTTGGAACTCATCATTACAATGAGTACAGATAAAATCATATGTCATACTTAATACATTTCATAGGTATATATGTATATATTACCAAAAAAAGACGAAAATGTCTAATCAGTTTTGAAAATAATTGATTTATTTTACATTATTTGGGGTTTAATCAATATTTAAGACTAGATCAGATGAATATGGTTATTTATTAACCATTATGGATACCATAATTTTTCTGAGAAAATTTGAGGGCTTCTGTAGTACCCTTTTAGGATACCATAATTTTTCTGAGAAAATTTGAGGTTGCAATGCATTACTATATAGAATACCCGACCCCCCTTGTACCCGTACCCTTTGTCTGGGTATATGTATTTAATCTGACCTAGCAAGAATCACGCCAAATAAGCCTTAGTTCTTGTGTTCAGATTATGGTGTATTATCCAAGTGTCTCATAAAAGACACAAGATGTAGTATGTTGTGGTATAAATGACACAAGATGTGGTGTGTTGTGGTGTATTGTGGTGTGTTGGTGAAATAACACACACTACCCCCGAACACATCCCTAAAAGTTCTCTTTATGTTCTCTATCGTATTGATTGTATTGATACAATAGACTACTTGTACACATATCTAAACATCAATCCTAAGCTCCTTAGAGCCGATCTGAGAGCCTTTATTCTTACCCTTGTTATGGTATTACTTTTATCTTTACGTCTCTTAGAGAGGCTCTTAGTAGGTCTGATGATGATCTAACTTGGCATGGTTATTGCTACCTTACATACATGCATGTACTCTCTGAATTAAATTATTTAATTGTTGACATCTGTACCCGAAGTATGCCTATAATCTCATATCGGCCATGAGGTCATTTACTGAGGATGTTAATATGTTTGAGTACATCAACGGCGAGTACTACTGTAGTGAATACAACTTCACAGCTATTCAGGAAACAACTTACGAAGATATTATTTTAATGATAGAAAGAGGAGAGATTGACAATGAGTAATACAACTATAGAAGCGTTTTACTTTTCAAATAAAGATAAAAAATTAAGATATAGAGATAATAGGATTATTCGTACAGGATTGACTCATAAAGTTAAGGGGGAAATAGAGCTATGTCATCGTGGTTTACACGCTTCTATAAATCCACTAGATGCCTTGCAGTATGCGCCTGATTCATATCTTTGGATAGTTGAATTATCCGGTGATATTATACAAGGTCAAGACAAAGTATGTGCATCTGAGAGGAAATACATACATGGATTCGACGCGACTAAATTATTAAAGGAGTTCGCTAAGAAACAAGCACTAATTAATATAGATAAATTTAAGAATTACTGTTCTGATGATCAATACAATAGTATTCTTAAATACTTACATAGTGATTACAAGGATATTAATAAGTCTGCTATTGAGTCTGCTATTAAGTCTGCTGCTCGGTCTGCTCGGTCTGCTACTCAGTCTGCTGCTTGGTCTGCTCAGTCTGCTGCTTGGTCTGCTCGGTCTGCTGCTGCTAAGTACGCTGCTGAGTCTGCTTGGTCTGCTGCTGAGTCTGCTCGGTCTGCTGCTGAGTCTGCTGCTTGGTCTGCTCAGTCTACTGCTCAGTCTGCTGCTCGGTATGCTACTCAGTCTGCTGCTGAGTCTGCTGCTGAGTCTGCTGCTGAGTCTGCTGCTGAGTATGCTGCTTGGTCTAATGCTCAATATGCTGCTAAGTCTGCTGCTAACAAAATGCTAACTGATATGATAAATGAGGTGATAAAATGAAAACGCATGACGCACATGTAACATCGTACAAATTACACAGAGTACAACAAGAGGCTAAGCGGGTTAGTAGAACTCTGAAAGGTTTAGAATCTACCGAGGCAAGAGCTAGAGCACATCGCCTGTCCTTTGCTGAGATAGGTATTAGCTGTACTAATTTAGTCTTCGACAAGGACTTAGCTGAATCTAACCTTAGTCCTGAGATTGTCGAGATTCTAAAAGATGATCCAGAGAAGGATACAGGGATTATGCATACCCGTGTTCCGACTAATGCGCAGACGAGTACAATAGCTGAATCTGATCGAGGCGGGATGAAGTCTTTAGTCACTGATTTAGATGATGATACACAGACAGAGTTCTATACGGCCTTTGACCTGAATGAACTAGGCCATATACAAAGTGCATCGATGAGGGTTATTGATAGACTCCCTTTATTTATCCATAACTTAAAAAGGTGGTCTAATGGATTCGACCTTGTGAAATTTAAACGTGCTGAGGGTATCAGAAAGAAAGAATTTATTAATGCAGCAATCCCAGCTAAGAACCTTACTAAGCGAGGTAAGATAACTACTAGACGTGCTCCAGTACCTAGACGTAAGCCAAGGACTAGAACTAATGCCCTTATGTCATAAGACCTGATAAAGGTCTGATAGCCCCCAATTCGGGGGCTTTTTTTATGTCTGATTGTTTTAGGCTCTTAGAGAGGATCTAAGAGGTTTATACAAGTACCTATATAATACACCCTTACCTGTGTTAAACCTTTCACAAAGACTCTGCTTGTCTCTCATTACATGTAAAATGATGATAGTACTTATAATAACACCATGTAATACACACCTGTAACCACCAGACGATATTACGCTAAGTACCTGATATATCTATAAAATCTAGTATTCATGACATACTGAACACATACAAGTATACAGTTTATGTTTTATCTAGTTAATCTTATATTTATTTATTAAATATTAAGTACTAAGTATTAACATAGGTATACATAGATGTTACCAAAAAAAGACAGTTTTGTCTAATCATGGAGAAAATAAAATGAAATTTGAACAATACAAAATACAAGATCTTAAAAAGGCTGTAACTAGCTTGATTAAGAAACATAAGACAATTGCATCAGCTACTCAAGAGATGTTGATGGGTGTGGCTTATGAACTCGAAGTTAATAAAGATGTGCTGGAACTAAATCGATTCGTTGTACAGTTAAGCGATATTGATACAGATGGAAAAGTGCAATTATCCTCAACAGCGCGTGCTGTAGGTGTGTACATGCAAGCAATGTTACCTGTTAAGTGGTCTAAGAAAGATCAAGGGTTTAATGTAACAGATGAAATCCTAGATTTTGACTTTGATGCAGCATGTGAAGCTATGGAAGCTACACGCTGGGATAAATACGGTGTGAAGGGTGCTGATGCTGAGTTCGATGCTGACAATCTTCTCAAAAAAGCTATGGGAATGATCAATACAATTATTAAGCACCATAATGACGGCGACTTACAAGATGATGATCCAGCCTTCGTTGTAGCACGTCGAATTAAGAAAGTATTTTAATGAGTATTATTTTTGCTTGGGAGAATGAAGCTAGGAATTATGGCAATCCTAAATTTACACATATAGTTTGGCACAGTTCTACAGGTAGAATCTGGAGAATGTGCACAAGCGAAGAACATGCTATTAATGTAGTAGATTTGGAAACTGAGGCGTATAGGAATAATCCTGATTTCCAATTCCATTTTACGGCTATGTTATAAAGTAACACATCACCTGAGAGAGATCCAGACGGTTAAGACTCCTCTTATTAACTGGACTGTAGAGAACAAAACAGGTTCAAGCCTAAATGATTTGATGTTAGGCACTAATTCAAACAATGCAAAAGTTAAGTCGATTTCGTCTAGTGGAATCGCTTTATACATAGTAACCACTGCGTCAATCAAGTGTGTAAAGTTAAGGACGTCGCCTCTTCAAGGTGAAAACGGGAGTTCGAATCTCTCAATCGACACCAAATTAATAGAAGTATTAATTTAATACAAGGAGATCAAAATGTCTAAACCAAATGTAATTTCAATTGATGGTGTAAACTAAGTAAAAGAAGGGAATACTTTAGCCGAAGAAGTCGAAGGGTTGAAGTATTGTGTTGTAAGGACTTACAGTGCAGGGGTGCATATTGGATACGTTAAGGAATTCGGTATTAAGAACCCACAACACGCTGAACTACTTAAATCTCGTAGGCTTTATTCTTGGGAGAATGCGTGTAGTCTCTCTCAAGTAGCTGTAGATGGTGTTGGAGACTCTTCTAAAATAGCGATGGAAGTCCCTGTGATTGAGTTAACTGATGTTATAGAGGTGATTCCTTGCACAGAAAAATCTGCTGCGTTCTTTAAAGGAGCTAAGGTATGGAAAAATTAATTAGATTACCTTCAATGAAAAGTAATACGGTAGATAGCTCTGGCTCTGACAATGGCTCTGGCTCTGGCTCTGGCAATGGCTCTGGCAATGGCAATGGCAATGGCTATGGTGACGGCTACGGTGATGGCTATGGCTCTGGCAATGGCTAATAATCTTTAAGAGGTTCTAAAATGAAAACTATAAAAGCGTACTGGTTTCAACCAGAAAATGGTAAACTAGGTTATGATGATAACCGTACTGTAAAAGAAGGATTAACTCATAAGGTTGAAGGTGATCTTGCATTATGCTCTCATGGATTACATGCATCTATCAGACCCTTTGATGCTTTACAGTACACTAGAAGCTCCGTCTTATGGTTGGTCGAGCTTTCCGGTAATATTATTTATGGAGAAGATAAGGTATGTGCATCCGAGAGGAAATACATTCAAAAAAGAGATATATCAGAGACTTTAAGAGAATTCTCTAGGAACCAAGCATTGATTGGAATACATAAAATAAAACCTTACTGTACCGAAGAGGATTATAAGACCGTTATTAATTATTTGAAAACAGGCGACCCCTGTTTAAGGTCTGCTGCTCGGTCTGCTGCTCGGTCTGCTCGGTCTGCTGCTTGGTCTGCTGCTCGGTCTGCTGCTGAGTCTGCTGCTGAGTCTGCTGAGTCTGCTGCTGAGTCTGCTGAGTCTGCTGCTTGGTCTGCTGAGTCTGCTGCTTGGTCTGCTGCTTGGTCTGCTGAGTCTGCTGCTTGGTCTGCTCTGTCTGCTGCTGAGTCTGCTGCTGAGTCTGCTGAGTCTGCTGCTTGGTCTGCTGCTGAGTCTGCTTGGTCTGCTGCTTGGTCTGCTCTGTCTGCTGCTCGGTCTGCTGCTCGGTCTGCTGCTGAGTCTGCTGCTGATGAATCATTTACCTTGATGATTCAAAAAGAATTCTCTATACAGTAAATCGTACTTTGATGATAGTACTCATTACCCTTATTAATTACTCTAGGCGATACCTACCTAAACAATTGACTATATAACGAGCTATACAACAGGAGGAATTATGGAGATTAAAGTAGGTTCATTTTATCGGTTACGGAACAATATGTATGGAATGACCCCTCTAAATGTCTTGAAATGTGAGAGATTACACGATGATGGACATCATCAATTCGCTGATCTAACGGGCACTTGCCTGTATAATAACAGCCTATCAGGTAGTCCTGGGATATATCTATCGAAAGAGACTCTAGATCAACTGCCTCCTTTAGAAGACGCGGTTTTCTTCAACAAAAGAATACCTAAAGAACCTGAAGAAGATCAGGAAGATGTTAACACAGAGTCGCCTGAAGAGACTAGAAAAAAAGATCTTCTATCTAAAATACCAACAGAGTGGACTCCGATAGCTGAATGCGAGTTCTTTTATGAACTCACTGAGATATTCACTCACTCAAGTATATATAGTGCATTAACTAATTACAGTAATTGGCAGAACAGAGAGAGGTCTCACTTTGAAAAGAAGAGATCTCGTGTCCTTTGCTATAAATTAAATCAAGATGATGAGTACGAAGAAGAGGTTCTTTTTTGTTACAAGGAACTTGGTCGATATGAAGATTCGTTGTATACAAAATTACCTGAAAAAGTTCTTGTGTATTTAGAGTCAATAAATGCGACACCACCTGAGGATCATTATATACATGTGTCAAGGAATAATAAGATATGCATCTCTTACACTGAATCACATAAACATGGTGAAGCAGATCGTCAGACTAGTGTCAAGATAGGCAAGTACTTAAGAAGGCATTTTGATCACTTGACAGATCCAGAAATAGCAGTAGCTTCTAGCCTATACCGTAAGGAACAATTAGGTGACATTGATGTTAAATTTGCTAGATCTAGAGCAGAGATTAAGCATGTCTATGAAAATGGCCCATCGTCATGTATGTCACATCATACATCTCACTATATAACAAGTGGTATTCATCCTTGTGAGATTTATGCTACTAATGATTGTTCTGTAGCGTACATTGAGCGTGACGGAAGGATTACTGCACGTACAGTCATAAACGAGGTTAGGAAAGAGTACGTCCGTATTTACGGAGATGAGATTGTATTAACAGAAGGATTACAGGATTTAGGGTACAAGGAAGGCAATTTAGATGGGTGTTCTTTATTACTTCTTAGAACAAATTCAGACTTAACTATTGCACCCTATCTCGATGGAGATTGCACTTCAGTAAATGTTTTAAGCGATAAAATTGTAGTTGCTTATGACGGTGATAGAGAGATGCTAGGGCAATATGGCCTTATTGAACAAGATATGCAAAGATGTGATGAATGTGGAGAAGGTTTTGATTCAGATAAAATGTCGTGGTCGGATTACCACGATATTAGTATATGTTCCTCATGTATCGATGAATTCACGTACGCTTATTACGATTCGTACTCAAATATAACTTACATACGTAACTCAGAAGAAACTTTTTACGCGTACAAATATGACTACTATACTTGCAATGCCTTAGAGAGTCATGGCTTACGCCTCATAGATGACGAGGTGTACTCAATAGAGGACGATATCGTGTTCTCAGAGATCGATTCAGAATGGTATCTTTTAGATGATGTTCAGTATTACATGACTTACTCAGGGGATCTTGATTGTACTCGTACAGCAGACCTTATCCAGCCAGAGGACGAAGAATATCATATGTTAGAAGAAGATTGTTACGAGTTCAATGGGCTGTATTACCGTTACGAGAGTAATAAAATGGAGGTAGAACATGAATTCAATACAGAACGTGAGGAAGAAAGTAAAGAAGTCGCTTAATATACTTAGTTATAAAAGACCTGCTGGGTCTAAAACAGAAAAAGAAGCTATTAAAAAATTCATCGATGTCTTACCTAATGTACATATAGACGGATTCGGCAATAGAATTGTAAGAGTCGGTACAGACAACACAACAATGTTCTCTTGTCATACTGATACAGTTCATAGAACTGAAGGTATGCAACAGCCTCTATATGATCCTAATAAAGGAGAGATATTTGTACAACATGATGAATGCTTAGGTGCAGACGATGGCGCTGGGATTGTCATTATGATTGCATTGATTAAGGCTAATATCAACGGATTGTACGTCTTCCATCGTGAAGAAGAAATAGGTGGTAATGGGTCTAATTATATCCAGCAACATACACCTGAACTCGTCGATGGTATACTACGATGTATAGCATTCGATAGACGTGGAACTGAATCAATTATAACACATCAAGGATTTGAACGATGCTGCTCTGACAAGTTTTGTGAAGAGTTCGCACAAGAATTAATGAAATCAGGTAAATGGTTTTTCCCAGATAATACTGGGTCTTTCACCGATTCAGCTAATTATACACATCTTATACCGGAGTGTACTAATTTATCATGCGGATATGACTCTGAACACACTTCATCTGAAACATTAGATGTCGTCTTTGTTCAAGAGTTAATAAATGCATTAGTTAATGTAGATTTTGATAACTTGATAACTGAAAGAGATCCTTGTATTGAGGATTATGATCTAGATGTTGATGGGTACAATTATGACTCTTATCTCCCAGCTAATGTTCCTTATGAGTACCCAGATATTACTAGACTCAGTAACGCAGATATAAGTGATATGGTTTACTATGATCCAGATGACGCTATAGATCTTATCCGTGAGTACAGGAATTTTCTATTGTCTGGAGAAAGAGATGCTGGTTAACACGTATAAATTAGTAGTACTGATGATGATAGTATCTTCCTTATTTGGATGCTCTGTAAACAAGTACGGAGTTCTGGGTGAAATTAACACAGAAATAAATAAGATACCATACAAATCAGACATATTAAATACTGGTAAGATTGATACTTGGCTAACACCTGACGAATTTTATAAGAAAAACGCTGGAGATTGTGAAGACTTTGCTATTGCTAAGTATTTTGAGTTAAGGAAGAACGGGTACATTATTAATGAAATGCTAATAACTTATGCTATGATTGATATTAATAATGAGGCACTAGCTCACATGGTAGTAATTGTTAAGGGACTAGTCCTTGATAATGTAACGAATGATATTGTACCTCTTAAAGATAGAAAAGATTTAACCTTATCTTATCAATTTAATGAGGATGACCTGATTATTGAAGGAAGAAGATTTCCTAGTACTAATATTTTAAAGTGGAGAAACTTAATAGAGAGGGTTAGAAAAGAGCGGCGCTCTCAGCGTCAAATTGAATAAATTGTTATATTTTTATGAGGAGCAAAAAATGAAATATTCAACAAGAGTTTTTATTTTAATTTTTGGATGGTTGGTGCTGTTAGTTGGTTTGATTTTAAACGGCATAATATTTCCTGTTTATTGGGTAATTAGGTACGGCTGGGAAAACACACCTTTCTTCCATAACGTAAGGGCGGGCGCAATTGGATCTTGGAAGATAATTTCTGATGCTTGGGAAATATAACCCATAAATTGAGAGGCGCACGATGAATAAAGAATGCAAATGTAGTTTACGGGGTCAATTAGTTGGTGATGGGTGCGGAGTTTGTAACCCTGAATATGTTAGTGCGTCCGGCTCGAATGATTTGTTATGTTGCCCGCGCTGCGGTGGTGATGGCGGGTATATTTTAAAAAAAGTAATGTACTACGAGCATTTGTTTGACTGGGAAGGGGTAGCCGTTTCTTCTGAAAGAACACAAAGCACAAGCGGAAAGAGAAAGCACTGTGCTGACTGCTACAAAGATATAACAGCCTTTGTGGACAAGATGGTATGCGAAGGCAGAATAGAAATATAACGCAAAGCTAAGCGGCTCGTAGAGTCCGATTCTTGAGCGTTTTGTTATATTTTACTGGGAGGATATTTGGTATGAACAAGATAGTTATTATAGATAACTGTGGTATGTGCCCCCATTTTGATGATGAGTATTATGACTACAACTCAGAATGTGAAGCGCTTAACCGGAAGATACTTGACAGGGTAATTCCTGATGACTGCCCTTTGGCTACTACTAAAGAGCCTGTTGCAGAAATATAACAGCCATCATAACCAGCCGAGCGCAGCGAGGTCTGCGTTATGTAACTGTTATGAAATGATTTTAAAAGTTTATGGGTAGAAGCATGTAGTCATGCAGCTATACAGCTTGGCGCATCAGCACCCCGCATGTGGGGTGATAACGCTGGACTATTCGCGGTAGTCGAAATCTGATCGCGATAGCAAGGATTAACGCCCTTGCCTACCCGCCATATTAACGAGGGAGAGATACATGCCTTACACAACCGACCCAGTTCGAGATGCAGAGATATTTTATCTGGATAGAGAGCGTCAACAAGAAAAATATGACGAAGAGTTCGATCAAAGGTACGAAGGAAACCTTTACGATTTCGCCATGTTCCAATCTTTCCTTCACGACCTAGACACATCAAAACCTGAAATTAAATTATTCTTTGATCAAATGAATGGTGATCAAATAGACAAATGTTATGCTTATGATCATATTATATTATTGTACGAAGAATACGTCAAAGAAATCACGGAGTTATTAAATGAATGATTTACTTAGATCGATAGTGATACTTATCACTGGGTTAGGCACACTTATAATAATCCTTGTAGGAGTAGTCCAGCAAAACATTATCCAGAAGATAGATACAATCCATAATACTATGAACTCAAAATCTATCGTACGGTGTTATGCAAGATCTGTACCAGATCAAAATAGCACATTCCACGTTATAAAATGCCCTAGGGGGATGAAATGAAGCAATTGTCTAAAGAACAAGCTGAACGTCAGATTGAAGAATTGCAGGCTTACATAAAAGCATTAAAACAAAATACATTTAAGTGCGGTGACAAGTTTATGGTTGAGAGAGATTTAATGATACTGACACAAGTATATGACAGAGTGTATTGTCTTATTTCTTTGTCAAGTGGTAATCGTTACAAGAATCCTATACATCTCGACTATCCTAGTAATAGTATTCCTTTTATAGAAGTTGAACGATTAGGTTATGAGGTTAAAAAGCATGAACTCAAAGAGAGCTAAGATTTTAAGAAAGGTAGCCAAGCAGTTTAAAGATATTGGTGTATATGAAGATCATGTATCAGAACGAGCAATATATAAACAAATAAAGAAAGCTGACAAAAAATTAAATACTGTACAAAAGGAACTATATAGTGCTGATAAAATCAAAGCAACCTTGTCCTGATTGTGGATCTAAAGATAACTTAGCCGTGTACACAGATGGAACTTATTGTTTTGGGTGCAAAGTACCTTCTAAAACCTCAGAGCATGGAGAAGAGATCATTGATGTTAGTACTGAACCTAAAAGAGATTATAATTTTATGTTAAAAGAAATAGCTGGCTTATCTAGTTCATCTTTAGACTCTAGAAAGATTAATAAAGATATAGCTGAGAGATATGGAGTTAAGATTGAGTACGATCAATCAACAGGATTACCTATTAAATATTACTTCCCTTACCGCAAGGGCAATGAAATCGTAGGGTACAAGGTTAGATCTGTACTAGAGAAAGACTTTTATGCTGTAGGTAGTACCTCAGGAACGGAGTTATTCGGGCAGCACCTTGTCGGAGAAGGAGGTAAGCTTCTCATTATCACAGAAGGCGAAATGGATGCTTTAGCAGCCTACCAGATGTTAAAAGACTGTGGTAAAAATTATAAAGTTGTCTCGATACCTAATGGATCATCGTCAGCAGCAGCAGCAATTAAGAATAATATAGAATTTTTAGAAGATTTTGAGACTATTATGATTAATTTTGATTCAGATAAAGCTGGTCAAGAGGCTACTAAAGACGTTGTTGATATCTTTAGTCCAGGTAAAGTTAAAATTATGACGTTACCTGAGAAAGATGCTAACGATATGATTCTCAATAATCATAAAAGTGTTGAGTATTTACGTGCAATTCAAGCGGCTCAGACGTATCGACCGGATGGTATTGTACAATTAGCAGATGCATGGGATTTAATGTGGGAATCTAATTCTCAAGAATCAATTAAATATCCTTGGGAGGGTCTCAATGAGAAGCTGTACGGGATGCGTAAACGTGAGATTATAACACTAACTTCTGGTTCAGGTATGGGTAAGTCTGCTGTTACAAGAGAACTCACCCACCACTTACTTAAAAATACAGAAGACAATATAGGAGTCCTAGCCCTTGAAGAATCCGTATCAAGAACAGCTTGGGGAGTTGTCAGTGTCGAGGCAAATCTCCCTCTCAGTATCAGAGAAGAGCGCTTTGGAGTTTCTAAAGAAGATATTCGGAAATGGTTCAATTCAACAATTGGTACAGGAAGGATATTCACACTTGACCATTTCGGTTCAACAAGTGAAAATACTCTATTAAGTCGTGTCAGGTACATGATTAAGTCTTTGGACTGTAAATGGGTAATTCTAGACCATTTAAGTATTGTAGTATCTGCTATGGAAGATGGCGGAGATGAGCGTAAGACTATTGACTCAATTATGACACGACTAAGGCAGCTAGTCGAAGAAACTGGCGCTGGCCTTATTCTTGTATCGCATTTACGTAGAGCATCTGGAGACAAGGGACATGAACAAGGTCATGAAGTCTCTTTGTCGCATTTACGAGGTAGTCAATCTATAGCGCAACTCAGTGATGCTGTTATTGCCCTTGAACGAGATCAACAGGCAGACGATGATAAGTTAGCTAATCTTACGAAAGTTCGTGTACTTAAAAACAGGTACGCAGGATTGACTGGACTAGCTTGCTCACTGTATTATGATAAAAACACAGGAAGATTAACAGAGATTTTAAACATAGAAGAATTCTTAGGGATTAAACCTAAGGATTTTTAAATATATCTCTGCATTGAGTATCAAGAAAACGAGGGGGAGATATTATGCGTCTTAGAATTAAATACATTGAGAATATTGGCTATTTCAGCCAAGTAAAAAAAGGTTTGTTTTCTAACTGGAAAACTATTAGCAGCCATCTTAGTGGGTACGGTCTTTATTCAAATAATCATATTGAGTACCTACTTAAAACAAGAGGGCAGGCTCTGGCTTTGTGTAAGATATATGAGCAGTGGGTGTACAACATCGACCAACAAGCCATATATTTTAAGGTATAACACCAAAAACCGAGGGAGAAATAAAAATGAAATATGAATTAACAACAAACAGCATTTTTAGGTTAGGCCGAACTTTATACCAAATAAAAGCATTAGTGTCTTTTGGTGATATAGAGAAAGGTGATCTAGGTGGGTATATAGAGAAAGAGGGCAACTTAAATCAAGATGGTGATGCTTGGGTTTCTGGTAATGCTTGGGTTTCTGGTAATGCTCTGGTTTATGGTGATGCTTGGGTTTCTGGTAATGCTCTGGTTTATGGTAATGCTCTGGTTTATGGTAATGCTCGGGTTTATGGTAATGCTCGGGTTTCTGGTAATGCTCTGGTTTCTGGTGATGCTTGGGTTTCTGGTGATGCTTGGGTTTCTGGTAATGCTCTGGTTTATGGTGATGCTTGGGTTTCTGGTAATGCTAGTGAAACGCCGATCCATATCTCAGGACTTCCATATATTATCACTATTACAGACACACAAATAAGAATAGGCTGTCAGATTCACGCGATAAATGAATGGGAAATGTTCACTGATTTAGAGATAGAAGCAATGGATGGAAAAGACGCGATCAGTTTCTGGATAGAAAATAAAGAAGTTATTATGTCTTTGGCTAATAACCATAAGGTGGAGAAATAAAATGTCACATACTAAATTACCGTGGAAAGTGTATGAGGATGGGTTTGGTTTTTCTAACGGCATAGAAGCCAAAGATTCTAGTATTGTTCGTTTCGGTGAATGCGTTCCGACAAAAGAAGATGCCGCCTTTATAGTTAAAGCATGTAACAGCCACTATCAGTTATTATTAGAATTAACCAAGTTAACGGGATTTATTAATAAACAACAATTCCTTGGCTACCTTAATCATCCTGAGTGGATAACAAGAGTAGAAAAAGCACAAGAAGCAATAAAACAAGTGGGGGTGGAGTAATGAAACTAAGCGAAAGAATAAAAGATTACCGAATAGATAGGCCGGATGAATGGACTATGGATTCACTTGCTGGGTATGCGATAAGTCTTGAAGAAAGCAATGAAAACTTATTAGATGCGCTAAAAAGTCTATATGAAAACTGTGAAGCAGCAGGAAGGTATCTTGATAAAGCGAACAAAGCAATAAAAGAAGCGGGGATACTATGAACGAAAAACAACAAAAAGAGCAAGAGCTTAAACATCTTCATCAAACAATTGACAAGATAGAAGAGTGTTACAACGAAGCATGGACAAATGAAGACGGTGATACCGTGCTTGCAGAGCGCCACGCAACACAAATAAAAGTATTATTGGAGTTTGCATAATGAAACCTTTAAAAGAAAGAATAGCAATAGAACAAGCCTACTTAGACGGCGAAAAGGTGCATTTTAAGCCTAACCAATGTGAAGTAGTTGGTTACGGTGGAACGCTTAAACGCGGTGAGGATGCTGTTTTTAATTGGAATGAGTGTGATTATTGGGTAGAAGAAAAACCATTCGAGGGTTGGGTTAATATCTACGCTAGTGGAGCATGTTATATATACAGAAACGAAGAATCGGCACTAGCAATGATGAAAAGTAACGTAGTAATGAAAACCATAAAAGTAGTAGAAGCAGATAAGCTTAGGCGACTAGAAGAAAAGTTAGAGCGGGTTTATAACTGCGGAATGAGGATTGCCTCATTCCCGTCTGCCCACATTCTAGCGAAAAAAGAATTAACGGAGATAATGCACGGATACGAACAATGAAATACGAAATAAGAAATCTAATTAATGTTACATACCAAGTTTATGAGTACACAGAAGATTCTGAAGAAGATGAAGGTATTTGCGTTTATCAAGGCAGCCTCTCAGAATGTGAAGCTTACTTGAACTTTCTTTATAAGGGTACTTTACAATGAAACTGGTATTCGACATAGAGGCTAATGGCTTTTATGAAGAAGCAGATACGATATGGTGTATAGTCGCTAAAGACATAGATACAGGGTACATGTACATATTCGATGACTCTTCTCAGTTCAAGAGCGTAAGACATGGTATTTCTGTGATTGAAGACGCAGATGAATTGATCGGTAACAATATAATTGATTATGATCTCCGTCTAATTAAAAAGATATTTCCTGATTTTAAACCTAAGGGTTTAATTACAGACACGATGATACTATCTCAGATACTTCAACCAGATAGGGCTGGAGGACACTCACTAGAGGCAGCAGGAGAACGTATGGGACGTTCTAAACCTGAACATGAGGATTGGTCTCAGTTCAGTCCAGAAATGCTTCATAGGTGCTCTGAGGACGTTGAGATAAATGAACTGTTTTACAAAGAATTACTAAACGAAGCTTATGAAGATGTACAAGGTATTCCTTACGAGAGGATCTTTTTATGAGACCTAGTAAGATGAATGGGCTAAAGAACATATACGGGGCTAGAATGAAACATATTATATACAATGCAATCAGAACTCCAGATGGGACTATTTTAGAGTCTCACTCAACTCATGATTACAAAACATATCAAGACTTAAATGGAAAAGAATACATGATTGATGGCGGTAAATCTTATGTACGTTCTTCAGTCAACGGTGACGAAGAGTACTTGACAGTCTATGGTGATGAACCTCATGAGAAAATACGAGAAGTCTTTACATGGGGAACTTACGGTAAATACAGTGATCAACCTCTTAAGTTTATTGCTCTTAAGACTATTAAAGATAATCACCTTCCCGCTATATTAGAGACTCAAATACACCTTGATCCACATATCCGTAAAATATTTGAAGATGAAATTAATTACCGCATGACAGAAAAAAAGGTGACTAAGGATAGCTAACGTATTCTTTACCTCAGATCTACATTTTGGACATGATAATTTAGATGAATTAAGGGGTGAGATCAATGATAAAAAGATCTTTACAAACAGCGTTTGAGAATGAATCAATCGTAAGGAGGATTTTAAGTGAACAGACACAAGCAGGGGTCAGATTCGATGTCAAAAGAGCCAATAGGTATTTGGCATATATCGAGCAAAAAAAATCACAATTATACAAGCAAATTCGTCCTATGTTACAGCTTGAGGTCATCAAGCCTTACAGTGCACCTGTTAATAAACCATTCCTCAAAAATGGCTCGTATTCGAGTACGTCACAGAAATGGTACGGAGATTCTGTTGACATTGTCGGAGGCCCGTTTACAAGAGTTGAATTCAAAGAACCAGATATCGGAAGTCGTCAAAAGCTACAGTCTCAACTCCTCAGATTGGGGTGGAAACCACGACACTTTACTGAAAAAGGCAATCCAAAACTTACCGTTAATTCTCAACCGTGTGAATCACTAAGTGAGATTGATTCTCAGGTCGGGTCAGATATAGCGTTGTGGTATGTACTAGCACACAGAGAGTCTCAAATCAACGGTTGGCTGAGTCATGTCAGACCTAATGAGAGGATTCCTCAGGAGGCTTTTACAATAGGTACACCTACCTATAGGATGAGACATAAGATCCTTGTAAACGTCCCTAAGGCTGCTAAACACGTAGTATTTGGTAAGCAGATGAGATCATTGTTTACTGTACCGAGGGCTGCTGAAGGCATGAAACTATATATAGAATGGAAGGAGAAAGATAATGCCTTATAAGAGGACACCTAAAGTAGCAGGTGAGACTTATTTTGCTGGGATGGATTGTACATGCATGGCGTATAATGAAAGTGAATGCTGCTGTGATGTTGATTGGACAGACGAAAAAGTGTATGTTCTACGAGAGAGAATAGGTAAACTTGAAACAGCGCTTAAAGAGATTATTCAGATTAGCGATTATACTAATGCAGGTGATAATTGTAAACTACTGGCTATAGAGGCTCTTGAAAATGAAACCTAAAGTTATGGTTGGCCACGATGCCTCTGGACTAGAACTCAGAATGTTAGCTCATTATTTGAATGATCCTAAATTCACTAAGGCTGTAACAGAAGGAAAGGAGAGTGAGGGAACAGATGTCCACACAATCAATCAAGAAATGGCAGGATTACCCACAAGAGATCATGCAAAGACGTTTATCTATGCGTTCAATTATGGAGCAGGGGATGAAAAAATTGGAAGCATTATTGGAGGATCTCGTAAAGAAGGGAGGAGAATTAAATCTAGATTCCTTAGAGCTAATCCGAAACTGGCAGACCTTATCAAGCGTGTACAGCGTGCTGGAGAAAGAGGATGGTTACTAGGCTTAGACGGACGGAGAATTCATCTAAGACGTGATTTCCAGGGAAAGGTACAAGTACATAAGGCGCTTAATACTCTCTTACAAGCAGCTGGAGCTGTTGTAATGAAGCATTCTATTGTTTTATTAGATCAATATATAAAGGAAGAAGGTCTCAGTTCCATTAAACTAATTGATATGCACGATGAGGCACAATTCGAATGTCTTCCAGAAGAAGCAGAGAGACACGGAGAACTTGCAGTACAAAGTATCAGAGATGCTGGTACATTACTAGAACTTAATTGCCCGTTAGACGCTGAATACAAGATTGGTGCTAATTGGGCTCAGACGCATTAATGCATTAAAAATAATTAAATATTGATTAGACAAAACACGTTAAAATTGGTAATATCTATAATACCTAAGGAAATAATATGAGTAATACAAGTAATACAGTTAATATTAAAATAGATGATAAATTCATTGATGATTATACTAATCATGTGTATGATTTATTGTATTTAAAAGATCATAGTCTATCTGAAGAAGATTTCTTTGATCTTAAACAAGAAGTATTTTACAAGGCTTTACTATACCAAGATTACTACGAGAAAGATAAAGGTTCTATAAGTACTTGGTTAGGTTTGTTAGTTACACATGTTTATGACAGGTATCTAAGAGACAAGCAGCCTAGTGATGTAGCATCTTTATCAGATGATGATAGTACTGAGGCTTATACAGTAACAAAAGATGATTTACTGCATGATGTGAATTCACATTATTATTACAGTAATAAAGAAGAGATAGATAAATACATCAACATGCTTCCTAACAAGCAGCGTAAGGTGGTTTATTTTAAACTGATCTTAGGGTATAACTTCTCTGAGATTAGCTCTGAGGTAGGCTCTACGGAGTCTACAAATAGAACTAACTTCGAGGTAGGTATTAAAAACCTGAAGAAGTTATTAGAATCCGATTCACCAGAAGAAGTTAATCTCGTAGAGAGCAAAATACTTAAACCTTATGGAGATAAAACTTATTCTGGGGACTGGGCATGGCGACCCAATGAAAGTCCTGATAGGTGTGCTGGGGACGTTAAAATCTTCTCGCCTGAAGAAGTGAGACAGTACTGTCAGGAGAATACCTTAAATTATGTTTAACACTAAAGGAAAACAAATATGAGCTTAAATTTAGCAACAATTGAAGAATCAGCAAAGAAAACAGATTTTGGTCGGTTAGAAGATGGCCCTCACTTAGCACGTATTGTATCTGTAGTTGATTTTGGTGAACAAGATCAAACTGATTACCAGACAGGTGAAGCTACATCACCAAAGAAACGTGTAATGATTACTTATGAAACACCTAACGATTTCATCACGTATGTAAAAGATGGTGAAGAAGTAACAAAACCACGTTGGGTGTCTAAAGAGTACACTTTATCAATGCATGAGAAGTCAGCGTTGTACAAGTTAGTGAAAACAATTGCACCTGATGCTAGTTCGCTGGATGAGTTACTTAACTTACCTTGTATGATTACGATTGCTTCAACATCAGGTAATAAGGCAAAAGTAGACGCTGTTTCATTACCAATGAAGGGAACTGTTGTCCCTGAATTAGAGAATGAGACCTTCCACTTCGATTTCTCTGAACCAGATATGGACTTATTTAATAAGCTCCCAGAATGGCAGCAGAATAAGATCAAGGAAGCTAATGATTACGATGGATTTGCTAATGATGAAGAAAATAAGGCGGTTAATTTCTAAATGAAATTCAAGAATGTGTTCGTAGACAGCGATCCCATTCTTTACTCCGTAGGATTCGCTACCCAAAAGAATATTTATAAAGTCTGGGTACAAGGACATCAAGGCGATCCGAGTTTTGTTTGCACTGACAAACGATGGCTGAACAAGATACTAAAGGATGAAACAGATTACATTATCCACAAGTATATTTATGTTCAGCCATTTCTTTCTGCAAGCATCACTGTTGACCAAATAATTGAAGCGTACAAAAAGAAGTTCGGTACGAAAAATATTCATTTGTTCTTCACAGGTAAAGATAATTTCAGGGATAATATCGCAACTATACAGCCTTACAAAGGCAATAGAGACTCTTCCCATAAACCAGTCCACTATGATGCTATTAAGGAGTACATGATTAAGAAGCATCGTGCAGAGATTATTGATGGACAAGAAGCTGATGATGAGGTTTCTATACGTCAATCTTATGAGGACAAGGGGACTTCTGTTATAGTCAGTATTGATAAAGATCTTGATATGGTAGAGGGGTATCATTACAATCCAACTAAAGATTTATTGTACAGAGTAGTAAAGATTGATGGAATGCGTTGGTTTTATGAGCAAATGCTACAAGGCGACTCTACTGACAATATTCCAGGTATTAAGGGGATAGGTAAGAAAACAGCTCAGAAATTACTTGCTGGTTGCCTTACTGTAGAGGAAATGGAAAACGTTGTTTACGAAAAATACAAAGGGTATTACGATGATCCAGAGTCTGCTTTCCTCGAAGTAGGGAGACTTCTTTGGATGCGTCTAGACTATAATCAAGTCTGGTATCCATTATTCATGGGAGGGCCTAAGATTGAAACTCAAAATGATTGTTGAATTTGAATACGATGAAGATATTATGCACTCTGAAGATCAAGAGGCAAAAGATTGGTTCTATAATGAAATATTATTAGGGGAGAGGCTTACACTATTCTCAAATGAAGCAGGTGATTTTATAGGTGATATTAAAATCTTAGAGATCAAAGATGCGTAAACTCAGACAAAAAGATATTAAAGAGCACAGACTTAAAATGATTAAAGCACAGAGTAATATATGTCCTCTGTGCCAGTCTGAGCTCCTTCCTGAGGAGGCTTGTTTAGATCATGATCATGAGACAGGTCATGTTAGATTCGCCTTACATAGGTCTTGTAACTCAGCCGAAGGTAGGATTGTTTCTTGGGCAAAGAGATCTAGAGCAACAGACCCTTATTTCTTTTTGAAGAACCTGTACGATCTTCATCGTAAAGATTACTTAAGTAATCCTATTCACCCAAGTCATTTAACACCTATGCAGAAAGAAATTAAGTCTCTGAAGAAGAAACAGAAGAAACTTAAAACTGAAAAAGCTAAGGAAAGGTATCAAGATAAAATAGATACTTTAATGCTTGAGGAGAACTAAATTGGATTGTAAAACAATTAACTACCGTGAATGCAGTGAGTAAGTGGGCACTGTCTCTATTAATGCTTCGACAAATAATGATACTTTAACCATATCTGAAGTAATCATATACGCTTCCATTGCTGAGTCTGTCTTTGGATCTCCTTAAAGTTTCTATTTTAGCTCTCTTGAACAAGCTAGAAAGGTTGCACTCGGGATACTAGATGTTGTTGACAATATCGGGGGAAATGATAAATGATAAGTGATAACTTAGAAAATATACACAGAATGGCGGAAAGAGGGTTAAGAATTGCGCAATCTCCGCCTATGGAATCCAGCTATATTGATATTTTTCAATATATTCTAGATGAGTTCGAGAGAGTGAAAGAGGATCTAAAACATGGCAAGTAAAGTACACACAAAAGGCCGTAAGTGGCTAAACCCAGTTAACTCATATAACTCAGGGGCGATACAATACATTGTCTCTTCTGATGAACCTTGGGATAGAGGAGAATCTGATATCTCAGCTGAGTTAAGCATCTGGGATTGTTCTAGGAAGATTACTCTTGATTTTAGTGTTTATACACACAAGGATGCTGTTAATTCAGCTAAGAAGATACAGGTTCTTCAGGATGCATTACAAGATATAAAAGAAGCTTTAAGTTCAGCTTATGGAGATTATATTAAATGAAGAACACCTTAATAATATCTGATACACATTTCCCACATCATCACCAAGACACCTTTGCATTCTTAGAGGAAGCAGCTTGGGCTTATGACTGCGAGATAATTAAATCAGTAGGAGATTTGATTGATAATCATAATAGCTCATTCCATGAGATAGAGTACGGGACTCTATCGCCCAAAGAAGAGCATGACCAAGCTAAAGAATGCATTCAAAGACTATCTAAAATGTTCCCTAAAATGAATATTACACTAGGAAATCATGATATAATGTCTATGCGTAAAGCTAAGGCAGCGGGTATCCCTTTAGACCATATAAAATCTTACAATGACTTGTACGATGTTAATTGGAATTGGGTTGATAAAGATTTCTTTAAAATTGATAAAGATACAGATGTACTGATGGTGCATTCAATGGGCGCTAATACTTTATCTAATGCACGTAACCATTCACACTGTTCAATACAAGGACACCATCACGGTAAGTTTGGTATTGAGTACTTCGGAGATACTAATATGCTAAGGTGGTCAATGTCAGTAGGTTGTTTAATTGATACATCACATCCTGCATTTAATTATGGGAGCTCTGCTACACAGAATAGGCCGATTATTGGATGTGGAGCTATTATTGATAATGAGCCTAAATTGATACCTATGAAACTTAAATCAAATGGGCGGTGGAGAGGTAAACTCTAATGAAAGAAAGAGATACTAAGTACTTCAGAGCAATGAAAGTACACCAATTAGGTAAAGAAGACTACGAATTACTTAAATCTACAGGAATGTTCTACGAATTCTATCCAGAAGCGTGTGGTATTTATGAAGAAGATATTCTCATCTCAGGTACTTACGGTCAAGATAATCCTGACGGAGTCGGCTGGCCTTATGAGATGGGGGATGAGTACATGTCTAAAGTATCAAATGTGACGAAAGATCACTTGGATTCATTTGTAGGTAATTTTAAAAAGGAGAAACGGGATTGAGTTTACCAACAACTTATCAGAGCTATATCCACACTTCAAGGTATGCTCGATGGATACCAGAAGAGAATAGACGTGAGACTTGGAGGGAAACAGTCAAACGCTACATGATGTTTTTTAATGATAAGATTAATGATGATATTATAGCCGCTGAATTGTTTGATGCTATAGAATACCTAGAAGTAATGCCTTCAATGCGAACTTTAATGACTGCTGGTGTAGCATTAGAGAGAGATAATGTAGCAGGTTATAACTGTTCTTATCTAGCAGTAGATAACCTCAGAGCATTCGACGAGACTATGTACGTGCTTATGTGCGGCACTGGGGTAGGTTTCTCAGTTGAGAGACAGTACATAAACCAGCTTCCTGAAGTAGCTGAAGAGTTCCATGAATCAGATACATGTATTGTAGTCCAAGACTCAAAGATGGGCTGGGCTACGTCTTATCGTGAACTACTCAGCATGTTGTTCAATGGCAAGATACCAAAGTGGGACGTATCTAAGGTACGTCCAGCAGGATCTGCTTTAAAGACATTCGGAGGACGTGCCTCTGGGCCAGATCCTTTAGTTGATTTATTCGAGTTCAGTATAGAAGTTTTACGTAATGCAAAAGGACGTAAACTTACGAGTATTGAATGTCATGATCTTATGTGTAAGGTTGCAGACATTGTTGTTGTTGGCGGTGTACGTAGATCAGCACTTATCAGCCTTAGTAATCTCACAGATGAGAGAATGCGGGTTGCTAAATCAGGACATTGGTGGGTAGATAATCCACAACGTGCTCTGGCTAATAACTCAATCTCATATACAGAGAAACCTGATATGGGTATTTTTATGAAAGAATGGGGGTCTTTGTATGAGTCAAAATCAGGAGAACGAGGAATCTTTAACAGAAATGCGGCGAGAGTTGCGGCAGGAAAGTCTGGAAGACGCGATACGGAACACGACTTTGGCACTAATCCGTGTTCAGAAATTATACTCAGAAGTAAACAGTTTTGTAACTTATCCGAAGTTGTTGTTAGAAGTACAGATACGTTTGAAGATCTTAAGCGAAAAGTTAGACAAGCTACAATTCTAGGTACATTACAAAGTACTTTAACTAACTTTAGGTACTTGAGTTCTTCCTGGAAACGTAATACAGAAGAAGAAAGGTTATTAGGTGTCTCTTTTACAGGTATTATGGATCATAAAGTGCTCAATAATAGTAATTATGATGATAACTTTACCGGAGAACATGGTGGTAAACTCACCCTATCTATGGTCTTACAAGAGCTTAAGGAGATAGCAATTGAAACAAATAAAGAATGGTCTGAAAAACTTAATATCCCTCAGTCTACTGCGATCACTTGCGTCAAGCCTAGTGGTACTGTTAGTCAGTTGGTTGATTCTAGTAGTGGTATTCATCCGCGTTACTCGGAGTATTATATCAGGACTGTACGACAAGATAAGAAAGACCCTCTTGCAGATTTACTCATATCTCAAGGGTTCCCTTACGAAGATGACGTAACTAAGCCAGATTCAACTTACGTATTCAGCTTCCCTATGAAAGCTCCTGAAGGAAGTGTAATGCGTAACGATAGAACTGCTCTTGAGCAATTAGAGCTATGGAAAATATATCAGGAGGAATGGTGTGAGCATAAACCAAGTATCACTGTCTACGTTCGTGAGGATGAGTGGTTTGAAGTCGGAGCATGGGTCTCTAAGAACTTTGATGCCGTATCAGGAGTCTCTTTTCTCCCTCATTCAGAACACTCGTACAAACAAGCTCCTTATCAGGAAATCTCGGAAGATCTATACAATGAGCTACTCGGAGAGATGCCTACTAACGTGGATTTCACTACGTTAGTAGAACATGAAAAAGAAGACACAACTACTGGTATGAAAGAGTACGCTTGTTCTGGAGGAGCGTGCGAGATTCTTTAAACCTTTCCGATGACCTCAACATGGAGTACACATCCCTTTGGATAAGTCATTATATCAGCAGATTCTTTAGTACCTGCATGGTATGTTGAACTGAACCAAAGGGTTCTTCCATTTTCTTTTAAGAAAATTCCTACAGAAGTCACGATTTCTAATTCTAGTAAATCATCAGATCATCCAGCATTCGTCTCTGGATCTTGCCACTTAATTGAACAAATATCACCTTTCTTTCTATTGAACATACTCATTAGGCGCAGACCTGTCTTGGGTCACTATATACAATAGTGATAGGCTTCTTACTTAGTAATTCTGCAAAGGCCTTCTTATCAACCTCTTTGGCTATGAAACCTCTAGCAAAATCTTCATCGGGGTTCTTGACAATAATTGTATCTGGGAACCCACAAGTTAATAGTACTATTAATATAATATCCATAATTTAACCTATTTCTTGTATTCTTTAACAACTTTCTCTGCTGATCTCCCTACGACATACCCGCCTAATCCAATCTTAATAAGATTGAAAACTTCATCAATAGTATCTTGCGTCATTCCTTCTGGTTGGTATCCGAACCAGTAAGAAATAACAATACCTACAAAGGATAACATCGTCATAGGTCGCCAGTTCTTAGCTAAGAATGAGTCACTTTTAGCCTCTGTGGTAATTATACTAGCTTTAGCCTCAAGTAATTGGCTCTCATATTCCATCATCTTCATGGCAAAAGCATTCTCCATCTTCGCCATACTTTCCTTGAACTTATTCTTCTCTTCATCACTAGTATGCAGCTCATCTATAAGACTAGCTGCTGGTGAGAAAATTTCACTTATAAATCCGAATATACTTCCTAACATGTCCTCAGACCTCCTGAGAGCCTCTCTAAGAGACTTTAATTTAAGGTATACATTGGTACTGCTTCAAAGAGAACTCCCCTTAGAGAGCCTCTGAGAGCGTCTGACAGGGTATTAGACTAACTCCCAATGAACTAAGTCGTCAAATTCTTGATCACTAAGATCTTTATCAGAATCCCAGTCACCTCCCCACCTAATATTGATATCTAAACAATCAGCGATTCCTTTCACGTAACCTGCAAAATAGTAAAACTCGGCCATCTCTTTAGCGTTACCCTCACCCCAGTTTTCAGGTATAGGATATGGAGAAACATCTACAGCCTCAGATGGACTTGAGAGATGTTTACTATTCAATGTAGTACTACTGCCATTTCTTAGGTTTTGTTCCTGCTCTTGTAATGTTCTATGACCTTGGATAATAGTACAGTCCCATGACTTAATAACTTCATTAAATAACCTAATTAAATCATCTTCACACGTATTAAGTTTAGATTGAGATGCTTTACTAAAACTTGGCATTATTTAGATCTCCTTTTAGGGTTAATCCAATCAACATCTTCCTTAAGGAATGATTTTATCTCTTTAATATCATTAGACATGTATTCCTGCCTAATCTTGAACTCAGTTATATCTTTTATTACTTTATGAAACTCTATACTATCTTTCTCTAATGATGTTACACGAGAGTCTAATTTAGTCAAAAATGCTGTAAAGTACACAGTCTGTAGTATAATAACTATGATTAAAGAAAGAGGAACACTCTTGTTTAAGTGCCATTTGTTATCAGAATCTAACATTATTTATTCTCCTTGACTTCATTCATAAAGAATAAAAGTTCAGGAGTTCTTTCCATGTACTGATCTAACATCCCTTTGTAATTAGTATGGCCTTTAAGATGCGCAGTAATCTTAACAGCATCATTAAGCCTACGAGCGTACTTCTTAGTAAACCCTCTAGCAACAGCATCAGCTACTCTTAATTTCTCACCACTTAGTTCCAGCTTAGGCTCAAATGAAAACTCACCTATACTTGAATCAATAGTGATATCAACTAGACGCTCTTTATCAATACCGAAGACAGCCTCTTTAAGGGAGAAAGTACTCTTAGTACTCACTTCTTCTGGATTGTAATTATCAAATGCCTCTTGCCCGAACTTCTGAATTAAAGCAGTCGAGTACATACTGGATGCTCGCGCTAACTTAGATTTAACACGGTCAGAGTCAGGCATTGCTTTAATCATCTCCACGAACTTAGGAGAACCAGCCATCTTAAGCATTGTGTCATATTCGATAGCCTGGACTCTCTCTGGATCAGAGAACATAGGCATCATCACACCTTCTATAAGATTTTGGAATTGTCTTGTGTGATCAGGATTCTTAGGGTCTGCATTCTCTGTGATTGTTTCAGCAGCTCCTTTAAACCAGTTATTAAAGTCTTTATCAGACCCGTTAGGGAGATCTCTTCCTTGACTAAAAGGACTATAAGATCCATCAGTCCCAAGAGATTCAGCCATAATTTTTTCTACACCAGCTAATGATTTTAAACCTTCTGACATAGATCTTTGAACAGATGGAGGTATGCTCATAAGATTCTTGGCCATCTTAATAGTAGCTAAGTAACGAGCACCTTTAGGAGTCCCAGAGAACTCAGCAAGAATAGTGTTCTGATTACCTTGGAAGATATTATCGAACTCTTCCTTACGTAGTTTACCAGATGCCACGTCCTTAGCAGATTGGACTAAATCTTTTATAGGCTTAATTACGCTATCAATAGCTGAAGCATCTAACATATTGAATTTCTGTCTGTACATACCAGCAGTCTCTGCAACGATACTATCTAGTGCCTGTTGTTTCTCAACACCTGAAATGCTATCGTCTTGGAGTAATTCAGAGATACTAGAGCCTGCTGCTGATATATCAGCCCCAGACTGCTTATTGGCGAACTGCTGCTGTAATGCCTTAGACATCATATTACCCTTATTAGCAGCATTGTGTTGAAAATCTATCTGAGCACTAGCACCTTGTAACGCAAGAGCTTTTTGACCATTCAGAGCTACATTTTCTGAGGTACTTAGATTGGGATTTATCATTCCGAACTTCTTCATTATATCAAGAGTAGCCTTCTGTACTTGGTCAGAGGTCTGAGCAGCTGCTTTTTGTTGAGCAAAGATCTGATTTAACTCTGCTCCTGTTGGATCAAAACCTAATGTACTTGAAGCAGCCTTACGTAGCTCAGAAGCTATACTAGGGTTCATGTTAACGTACTTCTTTAAAGTAGACTCCATTCTAATCTTGAACTCAGAGGCTGAAATACGTTTCTGTTTGAAAGCTTGATCCCAAGTCTTTAACCTAGATCTCATATCAGTCAGAAGAGCAACTTCTTCAGCTGGAGAAGCCTCATCACCTTCAAAGAATTCAGCTGTTTGTTCCTCAAGCATAGGAGTCTGCTGAGATAAGCCGACAACATGCTCCGCCTCTTCAGCTGCTACAAAATCCTTAAGCCCTGTCTGTAACTCTGAACTGAGTTTATCAGTCTGAATATCAGTGTAAATCTCCTTACCTAATTTACCTAGGTTAGAGATTCCATTTATAGCAGTAGCTAAAGGGCTATCTGTCGTCGACGTGGCTACAAATCCAGAAGGAGATCCTACATCTCTTGGATCAGATATACTTTGTTGGACTTGTTCAAATATATTAGGCATTACTCTTGCTCCGCAATCTTCTGTTCTTCAGTCATGAAATCGTATAATTCTTTTATATCTTTTTCTTTCTCAGGGGAGTTAATCAAGCTAGAGTTCTTAAGTCTATTAACAATGAATTCCCAAGAGTCTCCGTATTGATTACCTAAAGCGTTTTTAGTAATACTTGATATTAATCTATCAGAACCATTTTCTAAGTTACGAGTCAATATTTTCCTGAACTCCGTTAAAACGTATTGTGCATCTAAAGGGTTCATTACAGATAAGATAGTAGCCTCTGCTTGAATAGCCTCAACTAATCTCTTATGATTTAACTCATTTAATGATTCAGATTGCTCTGAGAAAAATCCTACACGCTTAGAGATATTATCGTAGTAAGTTTTAGCTACTTCCTTCAATTTCTTTTCTTTACGTGGGCCAGATACATCACTGAACTGTGCCTGTAACACATCGTAATAATCTGACTCTTCTCCTGACTGCAATCCAAATAACTTAGCCATTGCTTCAGCATAAGTTGCCTTTACAATTGGATCTCCTGTTGCATCTACCATATGTCCTAAATTCAGAGCAGCAGATGCTTTTAGGTAGTTATTATACCCAGAGAACACAGATACACCTGATGCTAAAATCTCTTGTAGCTTCTCAGTAGTATCTATGTTAGGGGCTTCATAAACATATTTACCATAAGACATGGCTTTCATGATACGATTAGCTGCTGTACCTGCTGGCATGTACTCTAAGGGAGACTTGCCGCCAGTCATTAAATCAACTAAGGATTTCTGAATATTAGTCTCAAGGATACCTGAGGCTGGTGCGAAATCTTTAGCTAATTTAACAGAGGTATCGTCTTCGTAAATTGTTTGAAGAATCTTGTTAGTAACAAACTCAGACAACCCTCCAGTGACGATTTGGTCTACATCTTCATCTACTTCTATACTCATTCTGTCACGTACTTCCTTGTATAACTCAGTAACGCCAAAGCCAGCTGTACCATATAAAGCAGCCTGACCTACAGCTATACGTCTCTTTTCGGCAGCAGTAAAGAATCGTGAACCACCTGCTTTAACAGGTAACATAGCTTCTAATGCTTTATGCTGTATACTAATGAACTGAGTAGGGATACTTAATAACCCACGTTGATAGCTAAATGAACCAGACTTAGTCATATTTAAACTGTACTGCCTAGCCTCAGCAGCGATTTGATCTTGATTACCTTTAAGCGTCCAGTCTTTATTAGGATTCTTCTGTATCCAACGGTTACGGGCAAACAACCAAGAATTACTTAGGTTGTTGTACTCTCCCGCATCAAAACCAACCTTACGGGATACACCTAAAACCTTCTTAGGTAACGTAAAAGCTTTATTTACAAAAGCAGTTGCATTGTTACGATGCATTACTTTTGAATAATCTTGTAAAGAATCACGTACAAACGTATGTGAGTCGATACTGAAAGGTAATCCAGATTCTCTGAATGATTTTACTAGAGTGGTTAATTCTTTCTCAGAGATACCGGCTGACTTAGCTATTGATGGAGCTACTTTCTTGTACAGCTCTTTATTAGTAAAAGAAGCCATTGCTAGATCTAATCCGATTTTCTGACGTGCGATACCATTCTTGGAGAAAATAAATCCAGAGAATTTAGGATCAATCCCCGCCAAGAACATGTATTGAGCAGATTGTAGGAAGAATTGACGGAGTGGATTACCAGCTAGGTACATATTAAATGCCAGCGAACGTACACGACCTAACGGGTCTATGGCTGAAGCATCAATAATCTTATTACCGATAAATGCCCTTGTACTTGAATCACCATTACCAAGAGCCCACTCTCCTAACTTAATCATATTAGCTCTTATGTCAACAATCTTACCAGAGGGGTCAACATCTTCAAGTAAATTAATATAATCCCAGTAAGACTTAGCATCTTTTACATCAGTAACAGTCTCTAAATTAGCACCTTTAGCTGCTGTGAATTCATTCTTTGTGCTTGGGTAAGCGTTACTGAACAAATGTCCATAAGAGTTCATCCAGCGTTTCTTCATTGATGCAATAACATCAGTATGACTAGCGTGACGTGATACTGTACCGATAGTCCGAAGTAAAGCCTCGACAGGTTCATCTATTTCAGCTAATCCGAAGTCAGTACTAAGACGTTTACCACGAGTACCTGTGAATAATGCACCTTTATTAAGACGCATTGACTTTTCTCTAGAGCCTAACTCAGCTTGAGTTAAACCACGATCAAGACGTGCTATGTATTCAATACCTTCCTCACCAGATTCACGTAACTTATTAATGTGCCCAAGAGCCTCTCTTTCTGTTGACGCTGCATTAATGGTTCTTGTATAAGGTTTTAGGACACCATTAATTTCTCTGGTACTCACTTCATCAATGAAGTACCTGTTCTTGTAAACACGTGTTATGTATCCAGGATCATAATTAAGAACTTTGGCAGGTAACGGAGAAGTTCTCCCACCTAGCTTAGAATCGATAACAACATAATTAGCTATCTGATTACCAGAACGCTCAGTTCCGTACATAAATCCTAACGAGTCACCGTTCTTGTAAAGAGATTTAATTTCTTCAGGCGATAAGGTACGGATGCTTGACGTACTTGGATCATAAGCAGTCTTAGCATTAGTAATAGCTTCTGATTCTGAGACAGGTTTAGCTATTGTATTGTATCCATTCTTCTGATTAGATACATGCAGCATTCCCTGCTGCTTCAGATCTTTGTATACTCTACGGTTCTCTATAATGTACTGTAGGTCGTTAATCCCTCTGAGATTGTAGTACCCCTTGATCTCATCGTTCTTGAGACCTAGACTAACTAACTCATCGTAATCGAAAGTCTTAGAATCTTTGTACCCTTTAAGTAATACATCAGACACTTTATTCTTAGAGTTTGTATTTAACCCAGTGAATCCTTTTAGTACACTAAGTAAATCAGTCTGGACTTTCTTTTCAATTCCTGGAAGCATTGCCCCTATGTCTGATATATCAGAGTGGAACTTAGCAGCAGGGGACGTTGGCCCAAAACCTAATGTTCTAGCGTGATTAACTGAATTTGGTTCAAAATACAATGCGTCTCTTGCATCGAAAGCCCTTCGTTCATTAATCTCGAAGAAGTACTCACCTTTTGATGATAGTTCATGCGTAGGAACTATTTCTCCGTTCTTATTTCTCTTGAGAACTTTGATCTCTGACTCAGGGAATAACTCCTGTCCTTTACGAGATGCTTCTAGTCCGTTCTTAAAACCATGATTCTCATCATAACCAAACCGAGATCTTAGACTAATACCTTCTGAATCAGTACTAATCTCTGACATACTCTGGTAGTACTTAGCTCCAGTAGTACCTTCTAATGTTTTCTCAACCTTTATTGCAGCAGCAGCTTTCTCTTCTTTGCTGAATGCAAATCCAAAAGACTCAGTTCTTTTTATAATACTCTCTGCTGTACGTTGAACATCCTCAACACTCTCAGCTATATCAGCTGGCATCTTTTGATGCGAAATACGGTCTAAAGGCTTAGGGTACAAAGTACTCTCAATAAGTGTTTCTTTAGTCGTGCCGAGTGCTTCAGCAATCTTCCCAGACTTATCTGCGATAGCAGAGCTAACTAATTCTTTAGTCTTACTAGGGTTAACATGTGATGTTACTTCAACAGGAGAGTTCTTTAAAATAGATAAAGCCTTACCTTGTGTGTATACTCCACGTAAGAATCCACCTACCATTAAAGTATCTAGTCCACCAGCAACATTCTCAATTATACGATCCCAGTCAGTATCTTCTGGATTATAAGAGGGGTCTAATATAGGTTTAAACACTTCATGGGATATCTGCCATCTGATAAAATCATTATCATCAAACGTTCCTGCTGATTCATCAATATTCTTGATTAATTCACGTACAAGAGTCTTGCGCTCTTCTGAGTCTGTCTCAGACCAAAGACGGTCTTTAATATAACGTAAACCCTCACCTGGAGCAGACAAAAATGCTAAACTTGCTTCAGATTTACCAAATGTTTTCTCTATAATATTTCTGTACGTCTGCGACACATTGAAAGGCATGACAGCACCAAAGAAGTCAGCGTCAGCGCCTAATTCACCTCTCTTATTCTCAGACACTTTACTAATATAATCTAGGACTTCTTTCCTTGAGATCTTATCAGCTTCATAAATATCATCAACGCCTTCTATAAGGTTCTCGTGGACTTCTTTGTTATTAGGATCAGATGGATTGTATCCAGCAGCTTCCTTGTACATGTACTCGCGGGATAATTCCACAGGTGAGTCTAGTCTTTCCTGAGCAACAAGTAAAGCGTCTTTCTTATCCTGAAGAGGGATATTAGAGTCAGAAAGCATCTCTACTGCTTGCTCTTTGACAATAGTATTATTAACTTCAGCTAATTCTTGCTTAGTCTGTTGAACCGATTCATCGTATCCATTGTTAAGGATGTTATCTCTAGTCTCAGTAAAATCGTCTAATACATTCACAGATTCAGATAAAGAGGTGTTATAGAACGCAGCATCAGAAGCAGCCCTATCAGCCCTCGGTTTTGATTCTTCTATAGGAGTATCGTACTCAGGTAATTCACCTAAATTAATATCTTCTATTTCATTTGTTATTGGCATGATTAACCTTATTTAAAAATACTGTACGCAGAAGTAGCAAGATTACCTACAGCAGCACCTTCTTGACCTCTAGCAAGTGCTGAGGCGATATCTGCACTTGCTGTAGAAGCTAATAGACCTTGCTCGAAGATAGATTGATTAACTTGAGACTGTTGACCAGCAAAGCCTTGTGCTGAAGCAGACTGTGTTAAAACAGACCCGCCTACGCCAGCAGCCTTAGAGCTTGATTCTCCTTCAGTTGCCGATATTATTTTAGCCCTCGCAATCCTAGACTCTCTAGCAAGCTGTCTCCTTTCACGAGCTGATTTAATATCGGCAAGTTTTTTCTGCTCTTTTTGCTGTTCTTTTTGAGCCTTGACCTGTCTTCCAGTAGCTTCTGCCTGCTTCTTTGCTGATTTCCTTTGTTCGGATGCACTGTAAATTGCTGCTATCGCAACTACTGCTGAGAAACCCATTATATTTCACCTATGTATTTACTGTAATTGTACTCAAATCTTTCAAACCCTAGTTTATCCATTAAAGGTTTGAAGTCGTTTTTTACCTTAGCTGCTATAATAATAATATCAACGCCTAATTCCTTTAAAGACTGTTCTGCTTTTTTAAATAATTTATAACCCACAGACCCTTTACGATACTTCTTAGACACAAATAAAATATCATTCGCAGCAACCTTACATTGCTTGTAATGCATGTGAGGTTGTATAAAAGAAATAAAGTAGCCAATTAACACACCAGACTCTCTGGCGGTTAATACATGCAAAAGGTCTAAAGAGTCAAGTAAAAGGTACTTATCGTAATCAGGATTAAGTTTTACGTACTCTTTATGTAAAGCTATCTCTTCCCAATGCTCTTCTAATAGAGGTTTCATCTCTTCTAGACAGGCTTCTAATTTCTCTTCTTGGTAGGTTATCATAATCTTATATCACATATTAAATGAACTCTTGTAGAGACAGAGGAGTTTAATGCGCTGTGGTTTATATGATTATTAATTTTCCATACAGATCCTGTTAGCATATCTACAGTCTCTCCTCCAGATGAAAAAGTGTTACCAGCTAGTCCCTCTAAGATAGTGTGGTATCTCGTATAAAAATCTCCAGCCTCTCCCTCATCTGCATGTTCGTAGATTCTTCCTCCACAAGATAGCTTTGTAATAATAACACGTCCTAGCTGAGTCCCGCTCTCTAATCTCATTAAGTCCAAAACATGTTCATAAATCAAAGGGAATTTTTCAAGAGTTTCTTTGTAATTAACGCACTGTATTTCGTTAAAAAGATCGTACGTTGTAGAAGTCTCCTTAAATTCAGGGCCACGCAGAAGTATGTCAGATACTTCTCGATGAGGGCTATTTTCTGAGAGAGTCCTTACGGGGATTGTATCAAATAGTACTTCATTATTAATAACCTCATTAAGTAATGATGAAGTATCTATATCATCTATGTGTACTAAGTTATACAACAGACCCCCCTGTAGCGGATACAGACCAGCCTAATAAATGCATATCTTTTCCAGCTTGTGATTCTATGTAAAAGCCTAATGACCTTCCATTACCTCTGACTTTATTTTTTGTAGTTATCACGTCGAAACCATAGTCAAACAAATCTCCAGCCCCCGTAGGGATGTAATTTCTACCTAACCTATATGCCTGAACAGCTGTAGACCACCGCCCAGAGGTACTAGAGTCAGACCACTCCCACCTAGCTTGGAGTAAACATCCAGAGGGGTTGACAGCATCTAGGCCACCTTGAGCATTAGTCTCAAAACCAGTCTCTGTTCTCTTAAAATGTGTTGTAACATAAGTTACAGATTTTTTACGAGAGTTATCTCCGAACAGTTCATAACCTGTCTGTAAGAAAGATGTATAATCTATTCCTGTACTATCTTTAGTCTCCCAATCCAAGAAGTTAGTGTTGTTATATAAAGACCAAGTTATCTTAGAATTTGTACTGTCTTGGGGAACAACAGTAAGATATTTTGTACTAACAGTACCTCTAGACGGATTCAATAAACTTATTTGAACATCGACAGCATTCTCTTGAACCTGATCTCCGTTAACAACAACATCATAAGATACCTCTGTTGCTAACAAAGCGGGAGTAGTGATAGCACCAACGATATAAGGAGAGTCTGTCACTAGCTCAGATAATGTATTCTTATAAAAGGCACTGAGAACCGTGTCTAATACTAATTCTTTATTGAACTTGTACTTATAATTTATACCATCGTAAGAACTTGAATCGTTGTACAGCCAAGAAATTCTCTTGGAGGTTATATCATAAGAACCTGTTACGTACTGCTTGCTATCGTTAGGTATACTATTAAAGAGTGTTTGTATAGTTGTCTCAGTAATATTCTGAGAAGACATTACTCCTGAAATCTGATCAGGAGACAGTACATAAATACCAGACGTAGACCAAAAGAATACATTATTTTCAGCAGACACAATACTCCCTGTGTTTACAGCTCCTAATGATGTTATCTTTTGCACTTGATAACCAAGAGCTGAAAATCCAGCGTCTGAATCACCTTTAATTTGCCATACCCCATTATCTGCAAATAAAATTAAACTATCGTACAAAGCCTCTAGATGAAGAACTCTACCTACTTCAGGGATAGTGATGACTCCGCCATCATCTGGTAATAAGTCTGAAATTTCTTCTGACGTTGGATCTGCTTCTTGGTAACAGTTTCCAGCTTTAGTTTCAGTAGTTAGTATCTGAGAGAAGTACACATCTCCATTAATAGTTTCACCGGAATTAACTACCGATTCTACGCCAGCGTAAAAAACACGTCCAGCATAAAATGCTACAGAGTTAGGTCTGCTTTGTTCAAGCTCTGTAGTTATACTAGGTATACCTGATACAGAAGACCTATTCCTTGAAAAAACATCTAGTACGAAATGTCCCTTAGGAGCAGGCGTATTACCAAAGTATTGCTTATCTAGTAGAGTAGGGTCGAAGTTATCACTTGAATCTTTAGCTAGCACCCAAATATCCGCATTACTTGGATATACAGATTGCGATGTCTGATAAGCAGAGATATTTGCAGATGTCCAACCCTGATTTTGAAGGTTGTAATTGTGTAAATTAGTCAGAGAAGATGGCCTATTATCTACACTTAAACTATCCTGAACACCAAGGAAGTCTCTTTTTTTCAATGTTATCTGCGTAACAGAGATACTATCTAATACAGAATCGTATGTTATGTAAAAAGGTTCAGTGTCTTTAGAGACTACATAAAATACACCTTTACCTGCAATCCCACTGACAGGCGATGATCCGATGTTTGTAGCATAAGAAGTTTTATAAGAACTTAGGTCAACAGTGAATGATTTTAAATTAGCAGATAAGGATTCATCAGTAAGACTGTAGAATCTTAAAGTACTCCCAGTCTGCACGACAGCGAAATTATATAATCCAGAATTATCTGCATTTTTCCACTCATGTATTGAAACGGCTTGCTCTTTGAAGACAGTAGTGGATATATTGGCACTAAGAGCATAATTTAATTCATAGTCCAGACCTAAACGTCTCTGACGAGATCCATCTTTATTAAGAATAAAGTTAGCCTCATCTATACTAGCATTTTCAGGATACGTAAGAGCATTAGCCTCTGTAATAATACCTCTTATAAAAGTATTATAGTCCTTTGTTGCTTGAAATAGTGCCATTTTAAGAGGTCTCTACCTTCTTAGACTTTTGCTTGTTTTTGTAGTAAAGAGCTATAGCTTTAGTAGCTTCCTTTGTGCTAGTGTATAATGTCTTCAATACATCAGGAAGCTCTCCACCACCAACAAACTTAACGGCATACAAAGGGGTGTTTGCATCATTTATTACTACTAATTCTTTATATTTACCAGCCAATGTATTTCTCCTATTTTCGGCCATAGTCGGGGTACATAATACCGCCGCCTTCTGTTCTTCGTTTATCTCTAGACATCTTACGTCTTTGTCTACGAGACTTTTGTTCTTCTTTTTGATTAGCAGATTGCTTAAGTGCATTAAAACAAGTACTCTTAGCTTCAGCAAGATAACCTGGAAATATTTTAGCAGGGAAGTCTGGAGTAAATGTATCAATTAAACTGAATGTCGGTTCAATAGCACCGTAGCATTGGGACATACTCTGCTGAAGGTTTGACTCTAAAGTAGATTTATAAGAGTCGAATACAGCGTACTCATCATCAAAAGATGTGTAATACGTAGGGTGCTCATTATTAGTGATTAGTAAAGTCACACCTGAGTCTGGATCTGTTATAGTATCTACAGCTGAGTCCAGAGAGTCCCTTGCATTTGTTAATTCTAAGAAATCATCAGGTTCTTTGTAATAAACCTCTTTAAATAAATCCTTAGTTAAAGCTGTGTCTCGTTTATTGTACTTAACCCATTTAACATATTTAACGTTATCAGGTAATGTCATATGAGTAGGTAACGAGGCTGTACCAGAATCAAGTCTGAACATTTGATTAAGATGATCATAATCGCGTTGATTAATCATCTCGTAGTAAGTAGTCTTAATTATCTGAGCTACTTGTTGGGCTTCTAACGTATCGTTGATAGAGGAGACCTCATCAGAGTCCATATCGTTCAGGATATCTTGAGTCATCTCTAATACAGTCATCTTAGGCATTACAATTTACCTTCTGCAATTAAACTTATTGCATGTACAACTATATCACCAGATGCGGTTTTACAAAAGACCTCTACGTAGTCGTTGGTTGTTAAATCTATGTGAGATGCTAAAGAAACATGCTGATATGTTCCACTAAGGCCAGCTGATGCGTGTTGCGCTCCAGTAACAGCTACTCCGTTTACGTGAAATTGGAAGAAGCAATCTACAGCAGTAGCGCTAGAGTGCTTGAAAGTGATAGCCGCATGAACATTTGCATCTATGTTATCTGTCCCAGTATAAGTGAGTCGGGATAATGAATTATGTGTAAAATCTCTTGGTAGTGAATCGCCTGTGCTTGCTGGGCCAATCAAAGTATAAGCTGTTGGTGTTGTTAAAGTTGTTCCTGTCCCTATGTTATCATAGTAACATGCACTGTGAGGTATGAAACGCCAATCTCCAGAGCCTACTCCATCAGCTACATATACTTGTCCATCGGATGCAGCAGCAACTCCCTTAGGCTCATGTATCTCTGGATCTGCTATATTTACGTGCTCTACTGCCATTTTATTTATTCCTTATTAAAAACATTGAGGCTCAAAGAGCCTCTCTGTCTTATGCGTCAGCCATTAACCCATGTGCTTCTAGTATATCTAATGCTGAATTAAGTGCAGTACGGATACTGGCTACATCAACAATCAGAGCACTAATAGCAGTTTCATAAGTTGCAACTTCTGTAACTAGAGTAGCTAATGCAGCAGCAGTAGTGTCCAGATCAGTTGCAGCGTTAGAAGTTACAGTCGTAGCGCCACTAGCATGAGCAGTATAAGCTGTTGGTGCAGACGGATTAGAGGCCGTTGCAGCAGCAGCATCAGATACCAATGATTGCTGTGTACTAATCATTGGATTGCTATTCTTATCTGCCATAGCTGAGTCTTGTTTAACGGGATTTGCCATTGTTATCTCCTATAAGATAAGGGGAGTTTCCTCCCCAATCTATTAGCTTAAAGGTTGAATGTATTCAACAATTAAACGATACGAACCAGCAGTAAAAGTACCAGTTGCAGCAACTACGATTTGACCCGCAGCAGCACCGATACTAGCACCAACTAAAGCTCCATCATTAACAATCCACGCATCTTCAGTAAGAGCAGCTGTAGCAACAGCAGCATCTAAACCATCAGCATCAATTACAGTAGAGTCTGATTGGTATAAGCCAATGTTATAAGAAGTACCACCAGCGGCAGCAGTCTTAACATGTAACTTAGAGCTAACGATTAAAGAATCCGCAGGGATTTCTAATACCATAGCACCATCAGCACTGTATGTTGGAAGATCATCATAATTAAAATCAACAACCATTTCTTTAGTGTAGCCTTCTGTTTTAATTAAAGCAGGTAGTTTATCTTCTGCTCCACGAGGGCCATACCAGTTACGTACACCATTTAAAACTTCAATACTCATATCAGTTCTCCTTAGTATACAGTTGGGTTAGTCATAACGATACCTAAAGACTCTGTGCGTTGAGCACCGAATCCAAAGCGTGAACGTGTCACGTATTCGTCACGAGCAAGGTCTTTATTACGTTCACCTTCTACGGAAGGCATTTGTCGCCAAGCTCCCATAATAGGCTTAGTGCTGTCATCAAGTACAGACATAAAGACGTTAGCGATATCGCCAGCTACAGTAGCAGTAGTAGTACCATTACGGTCTACAGCAGCAGCTTCAGCAGCAACAGTGTCCAAGCGGTTTGAAGTATAAATATCGAAACCAAAGATATTACGAACAAACTTATGGTCGCGAGCAAAACCTTCGTTCACGATGCCTTCAAATTGTGGGTTATTTGATACATTGACTAAATTAGTCAAAGTGTTCAAAGTAGCCTCAACAACAGGATCAACGATAGCGATACGGCCACCAGCAGAAACATTAGCTTTATCAAAAGCAAGTTTCATATGTGCAATATCTGCTACAGTCATAACGCGATCAGTACCATCAGCAGTAATACGATGAGAAATGCTGTTAACTGCATTAGCAGCATTAGCAGTCTGTGCATCATTACATGCTTGCAAGAAACGAGACTCGAAATGCTCTTGTAAAGCACGAGTCGATTCTTTACCACGAGCGGCATGAAGAGATTCGATTTGAGCACCATCTTGACGAAGAACGTCATTGATGTACCAAGCGTCACCAACATAATCAGTGATTGATAAAGTCACTGTGCTAGTGTCAATTGGATCGTACTGAATCGGTTGATCTTCTTCTTGATCACGGATTGTAGCAGCACCAACAACCTTGATGTTTAAGGTTGAACCATTGGGAAAGTCAGAGACGTTCCGATAAAAGCCTTCTGGTAACATGCCATCATGCATGTTACTAAGGATGAAATTAGAATACTGCTCCGCTTCAATAAAAGCAGTTGTATTCGAAGATGATTGAGCCATTTAGCTCTCCTTATTCAGTTGGAGCACAAGCATTCCAAGCAGCGATATCTTTGGCATTAGTACTTCCGCCCATTACAGACATTCTCTCTTGTTTAGCGGGTGCTTGATTAATTACAGCTTCTGAGTTAATATTAGAATTAATCTTAGGAGCTGGGGATTCATTAACGGAATTAATTCCGAATAACTCAAATACAGCTTTTGGTGATGTAGCAGCTAATGAGTTAACATAATCCACAGATAAACCAAGGTCATTGGCCTTCTGAATGTAAACTTCTTCAGCTTTACCCTTATCTCCATAAACCTCAGAGAGTTTTTTAACAACAGAATCAGTATTAGACTTAGCTACGGTCTGTGCTTCTTTAGTTGCTAATTTTGTATCAATTAATGCATCCAACTGTTCTTGCGTAAGCTGTGGTTCAGCTTTAGATTCAGTAGGCATCTTATTAATTTCTTGAAGTACTTCATCAACTGTCTTTCGCTTAGAAAGGTCTTCACGCAAATTAGCCATCTCTTGTTCTAAATTTTCAATATGGTGTTGTGCATGAGGAATACTTTGTAAAGCTTCTTCAGGTGTTGCGTACTTCATCCCTTCTCCTACTAGATCCTTTACAGTCTCTGGTATTTGAAAGGCTGGTGCAGCTTGTACTTGGTCTTGTACTTGCTCAGGTGCATCTACTTTAACAGGTGCTTCAGGTGCAGATGCAGGCGATTCTTGGAACGGTGTTGCTTGGACTTGGTCAGTCATTTATATCTTCCTCAGCCTTGGTCAGGCTTTTTAATTGATTCGAGCACCTTTAATAAGGTTCTCTCGGTTGCATTACGATCAGCCTGATAGACTGAATAGTTTTGCGTTAAGGTGCTTTTTAAAGATCTACGATCTCTTTTACAAGCACTGAGATCTTCTCTAAGCATATCTCGAATAGCTTCAATAAGTTCACTGTACTGAAGGATATCCTTGAATTCTTTTTTCTGAGCTTCTGTGAGCCCTTTAGTTAATCTTTTGTTCATTTCTTCTTACGTTTAGCAGTCTTAGTTCTAGAGAAAGATCTATTTTTACTTGGCGACTCTTTCTTTAAATTAGACTTCTTGTTGTTAGATGTATTATTATCTTTATGAGCAATATCTTTACCATCTCCATTACCATAGGTTCCAGAGTCACGATTAGCCTTATTATTCTTAGCTCTTTGCTTCTTAGCCTTTGGCTTTGAATGGTAGTTATCGTACTCTTTACGGTAATTACGTTTTTTCTTAGCTTTCTTCTTCGGCATTTTCAACCTCCTCATCTACTGGAGTCATAGCCTCAACTTCTAAATCTTCCTGAGCTTGTTGTACTAATCTCTGGGTTTCAGTTTGCTCAAAAATAGCTATGTTCTCTTTAACTAGATCGTATCTTTCTATGTTTAAGATATCCTCAACCATTAATGCTAGTCGTTTATTACTGACATGAGGAGCAATAGCTTGGCCTAATGGAGAGTTAAAGATACCATTAATGTTCTGCATTAACTGAGCCTGTGCGGCAAAATGTCTTGCTCCAACAGGTCGTAATTTCCCACGAGAAACTAAATCTTCTTTAGTAATATCTACAAAAGTCTCGACACCTAACTCATCATCGATAACACGTATAGTATCAGAACCATTAAGTTCCCTACGAGCCATTTCAAGCATGTTATTCAAGAGATCGTCCATCATGACCTCGAATGCGGTAGCTTTCTCTTGGAAAATCCGTCCAGCTGCATTATCTAACTGTTGGACTTCAAATGCAGTTTTCTCGCCTGGAGTTCTAACGCCCATTGCTTGTTTAGGAGCACCAGCCATTTCTTCCATTGTTTGCATCAGAGATTGAATCTGGAAATCTGCATTTAATGCTGTAGCATCTAGCTTCATCATCTCTACATCACCATCTTCACCTACATCAATCTCAGCATTGGGGCCC